CTGAATTAGTGTAAGTTTTGGGAACATTTACCCAATTTCCAGTGATTGAATTTTTATAATCACTACCGCCAGTTACTTGATTTATATTAGTAGTATATATGGTAGATTCTGGATGAATTTTAAAAGTATCTGAATTACAGGTTACTTCTTTCCACCATTCTGGTTTATATGTCCAATCTGATGTTGTTATAGTCCAATTACTTCTAGAGCAATCACATTGTCTTACCCAAGGTGCATTGATGCGGCCACAGCGAGGACATTCCCAGCCTTGCTCTGCTTTATAAGTCTACCACTAAGAAGCGGTAGTAGATGTACCTGTACCAGTTGTGTCTCCAACCTAAACTTTATCTGTAGTATTCATATTCTTACCTCCAATCTGTCGAGTCAAAATCCATTTCTATTTGTTGATTTCCATATTCTTTTTTTAATAACGGAAGAATTTCATCAAATGAATTATGAAGAGTTCCATCTACAGTTGCTGCGAGCACGATACCATAAAGAAACTAATTTATTGAGAAACTACGGCGCCAATCTTTCTCATTTAAATGATTGGTACGGATATCAAAGTAATGTGCATAGTTTTTCTTTTCTGCTTGCGTTTGTACTAAATGTAATACTTCTTGGAAAATAGCATTTGCGATTATATCTGCTTTCTCTTCTGGACTAAATGGTTTATCTTTTAATTCTTCTTTTTCTTTTTTGCTTGTTTCTTCTATTAAAGTTAAAATTTTATCCGCCATATATTTCCAACCATACAAAATGCCCATCTCGCACATTGTGCCGATGGCGCTCTATTCTGGACATAAAACAGTATAATCACTATTCCAAAGACGCTCTACATCTGCTTCAACGATCTTTTCTGCTAAGTGATTATTCTCTTCTTCAGTCATATTTGATTTGTCATTAATAGATTTGTTCTGTACAGGACTATATACTTCTCCAGGAATACCAGCTTCCTAGAATTTATCGTATTCTTCCTAACGTGCTAAGTTACTGCCGCGGGTCATAATATCGCCGCCAAGGTATCCAAGTGGTTTACTCATTAAGTGGTTCCTCCTTATTTCCATTTATATATTTCATAATAACAATTTGTTCACCAATATCTTTTGTTACAAAAACGAATGCACCTTTATAAACACCAATATGTCCACAATCTTGTTCTAGATAATTGTCATTTTCTTCATAAGTATATTCTCTAATAGAATGAAAAGGACTTATACTTGCTATTAACTTTGTAGCATTGCGAGGCGACAAGTAAATTGCTGGCCGATAGCCCTCTTCTTCTATTTTTGAAATTTCATATTCTATAACTGGTAATAGAAAATCAGAAAGTATCATAAATATCCTCCTATTTTTTCTTATTATACCACAAAATTTAAAAAAAGTCAAACAAAAAAGTGGGACAATTCTATTGAATTGTCCCATATGGTAACGGTCCGAGGCTTCGCCTCTATATATCCGAAGATATATCAATCTAAAGCATCCGCGCACGCAGCTACTGCACTACGTTCTGTTTTTGTTAAACGAACCATACCAAATAATGGATTACCAGCTAATCTCTCAATTAGTCTTGGAATACCACTCATTTTGGCATCTTTATAGTCACACTGTTTAACATCTGCGCAGAAGATAATCTAACTTCCTTCAGCTACACGGCCTAGCAATAATTGTATATTAGTAGTAAGTAAATTTTCTGCTTCATCTACTAATATTAAACAATTCTTTAAGTCGCGGCCGCGAAGTGTGGATAAATGAGCAGGTTCAATTCTTCCTTCATTAATATATTGTTCAAATAGTTGAGAACCTAAATGGTCTTCAATTTGGCGGAGCCAAGGATACTATTTGTCAATTTCATCACCGGGAAGAATACCTAATTTACCGGCGCCTTTAACATCAAGATTATTCTTGACAAATACAATCTTATCAAATTTGCCCATCTGTAACTAATGAGTTCCCCATGTTTCTGCAAACATAGACTTACCAGTTCCAAATCGTCCTATACATAATTTAATAGGTACATTATCATTTTGTAGTAAGTCAAGGTACATTTTCTGTTCAAGATTGCGTGGAGAAATGCGTTCACCCGTGGGCGCGGTAAATTCTTTATATTTCAATTGTCTATATTCATGACCATCCCAAAACAATACATCTTTTACTTTATTATCTTCATATATTTTTGCAAATTCATTTGTCTTACAATTTAATACATTTATAGTAGGTTTGGCATATAATGAAGTCATTTGTTCTTCATCTGGATAATAGTTATTCCAGCCACTCCATTCATCTGATTCTTGTTTTTCACCTAAAGAATATAGTGCCTTTAAATGCGGCATTTGAGTTGCGAATAAATACTATAAAGCATCATTCGTTATAAAAGTTATTTCTGCATGTTGTTCTGCGGCGCAAAGCTCTGCACTACAAATGATTCGATGGTCATTTATATTGTTTAAAAATGGATATCGTTTTAATAATTTATCTATCTTATGATTATTTGAAGCTACTATTCTAACCTTAGAAGCAGATAAAATGGTACGCACTAATTCGCGCGCCTGAAATTTAATCTGATCATTATCACTTGTGGTTTTTATATGCTCCAATTCCTATAATGTAATGGTACTAATAGCTAATTCCTCTGAGTTGATGAAATCCTTTTGATGTAATAGTGCTGAAGTATCAGCCCAGTATTTTATCATTATATTCACTCCTCGGTTTGTCCATATATTCTATCAATTAGTCCAGATTCTAACATTTCATTAGCATCAAGGAACCATTGATGACGAATATGTGAATTATATTGTTCTTCTGTAATGTTGGTATTTTGAATAAAGAAATCTTTAATCTGCTTATCAACTTTATCATTAAACGCCATAATATCGTTTGCCGTTTTTGTTTCTGAAGCGGCAAGTGCTACATATCCATCATGTATCAGAGCATATGAACAAGGGAAGCAGCTCCTAATTACATTTTCATTTTTTCCGCCGCCAGCCAGTATCACTGTTGCCATTGAGCAAGCATAGCCAGGAACAATAATATTTAGCGGTTTAGAATATTGTGCTATATAGTAGGCAAGGAAGAAACCATCTGATATAGAACCGCCTTCACTGTTTAAGATAAGTGTGACTGGCTCCATAGAGTCGTCTTGTTCGAATTCCCTTAAAGGAATATAAACTCTTTCAATAATATCTTCTCGCACTTCACAATTGAATAATACTGTCCTATGATTTATTAACTAATTAAAATACTAATAGGTTGCTGGATCAAGACCCATCGGCTCTACTAAATTTAATAGTTCTTCTAAAGTCATATGAACCTCCTCAGCATAACATTGTTATGCTTAATTTAAAATTTTTGCAAGGGTACAGTCTTCTTTAGAAATATCATTTTCTCTGATTCGTTTAAGTAGCGGATGACGAATAGAGATACCATTTCCTTCGGAGTCTGCCTTTGCTGAACTTACCATCATGCCAGAAATAGAAACTGGGCATCCAATCCATCTCTTAGGTTCATCGCGCAGAGAGGTCTTAAACTCTTCTGTTAAACCAGAAACCTTACACAAGGTAACTTCATTATGATTATTATCATAAACTGACACTTGAATTGCGCCCGGCCAATCATTAAAATAATTTTTTGTAATTGGAATATAAGCGCCGCCAGTCTGATATTCTCCAAAATATGAACCTACAACTTTTTCTCCCGAACGTTGGTTTTCCCACAACTGCCAAGTTCCAAGATCTTTACCCGTATAAACTTTTTCACCAGGAACAATTCCACTAATGAAAGCGTCAATTTCAGATGAAATTTCTTGTTTTACTTTAACAGTATCCCAAGCATGTGGGCCACGTTTTCCTGGTATATAAATAGAATTCTTTCGATAGCATACACATCCTTCACCACCAGAAGCGAAGATCTCGCCCATTTTATCAAAGAATGTATCGTCCATCTCATAATATTCAACTCCTTCTACCAAAGGAGAATTGATGCGGCCTACTACTTCTGGAATATGCTCAATTCGATATTCAAATGGCTGATCCATATAATCATCACCATCCAATGCAAGCACATCAAAGATACGCCATCTTAGCGGCTGATCTTTTTGACGAGCGATTGCCTTGCCACTTAAGCATCTTAAAATGGCTCCGGTATCTTTATCAATACCACCGGGCAAATAAACCTCACCAAGAATTACAGTATCTCCATGCGTAAAAGCATTAGTAACATCTTCCCAAAAAAGAACTTTATCTTGAATTTCTCCATAAGTTTTAGTTACAGTAGAGATACCACGAGTTTGAAGAGCATCCCTATCTTTTGTAATAACAGCACGGCTCCAATTGCCGTCGTACTTTCTCCCGAAGAGGTAATCTTCGGAATCTATCATTTGTTGTAATTTTAACTTTCTTGCATCGGCACTTGTAGTTGCTGGCATAGACCAATAACGCATTGGCTCCATAGAAAAATAATCAGTCATATTAAACTCCTTTTATATAATGTAAATTGTTATATTCTATTATTGTATTTTGTTGAAACATTTTCATAATTTTACCATGAGATATATTTAAATGCCGTTCCAATGCTCTAATAGAGGAAAATTGTTCATTTGTTTCTTGACATTTAATCTTTGTACCGCCGCCTTTACGGCTTTGGTTTAATTGATATTTATTAATTAAATCATCAATTTGACGAGTATCATCTTTATATTTCCATAAAAAGTTGTGAAAATGAGAATATCCACCACTTAAACAATCATATAAATTACGTTCATCCCAATTATAATATTGTAATATCTCACCAATATTATTCCATTCTTTTATTAAATTACCATGTAAATCATATTGTTCTATACTTTTAGCAATATGTCCACCACGACCAGGAGAACGATTGTATCCTTTATCAGGGTTAGTAGCATCATAATATTTTATCCAATACTCTTCTCGTTCTTGAAGTTTATTAAAATCAGTGATATTATCTTCAAGTATTTGTACTGTAAAATTATTACCGCCATATTTTCTAATAGCCTGATTTAATAGCCAACACCCATCGGATGAATTATTATTATTAGCATGGCGAACATGCTCATTCCATCTATCCGCTTCTTTATTAATGGTGCGCCCTATATAATATTTTCCGCTAGGACTAATTCTCATATAAATTAAACCCATAATATCACTCCTTTAAAATTTCTATCTCCTTAATAAAATCTTGAATCATTTGATTCAGATCTTTTTCAAGGCGAGAAGAAATATTAGTTTCATTACGGAGCCAACGACCTAAAGTAGTTTGGTTACACCCAACACGTTTGGCTAAGTCTACTACTTTAACACCGCGTTCAACTAGATATTCTATTTTTTCTTTAGTTGTCATTTTCTCTCACCTCTCAGAAGAATAGTATGTTTAGTAAGAGTGATATATAATAAATTATTTTTTTGAGTAAAAAATATTTTTTTCAAATCAAATTAATTTCAAATCTTTTAATATTGTTTGTGCACTTTCACGCAATATATCTAAACCCTCATCATTATGTACTACATAATCAAAGGCGTAACAATCAAGGGAAGTTTCACTTGGATGATTACGTTGATCTTCTGTTAATTTAGGATTAATCCATGGAGAACCATCTTCATTTTTACGATCAATACGAACACTTACGCAATTTTGTAATTCTCGTAAAGCAATATCTACTTCATTTGGAAAACGTGCATCTGGTACGAGTGCGACATCCCAATCACTATATGGCTCAAATGCTTGAATTAATCCTACCACAATACAAGTCCAAAAATTGGGATGCATTGCTCTTACTACATCGGTGCCAACTCGCTGTAATAGCGTGCGGCCAACTGCATCCTTTTGGCCATCCCAATTAAAATAATCACGTAATACCCATTTTACAGCATCACCATAATGGATAATAAGAACTTTTTTTCTATGCTTCGTAAGTTCTTCTTTCATGAACTAGGCAAGAGTATCTTTACCACTACCGGCTTTGCCGCTGATTATAATTGTATTCATTTATTCATCAACTCCAATTGTGTACGGAAATAGAATCGGAGAAATTCTATTTCTTTATCTGTTAAAATATTTGTAAAATATTCAGTAGTATCTACTATAAATTTTGCTGCATCAATAGGATTTTTCTTTAGCTAAGCTAATCGCCAAATTGATTCAGCTAAATCTCGTGTTTCTTGTGAAATATCACTATATAATTCTATCATTTCTTTGCCTCCTTTTGAATCTTATTCAAAATGTCAAAGAAAGCTTGCACATCATTTCTATCATCCAAAGTAATTTTCATAACTGGTTTTGGTTCAACTCGTTCATCATCATCTGGCATTTCAAAGATATAATAAAATTCATTATTATTATTTGTAATCATACGAGTACAAAGTAATTTTCCAGTTTTTTTACTTCTTACTTTTAAGATAGAAATATCTTCAAAATAAGATTGTTCAACATCCATCATAGATTTGTTTAGTTGCCCAATAAAGCTGACGTACCAATCACGATCTACTTCAAATTTACTATTATCTGTCATTTTGTTCTCCTTTTCTTTTTGAATAGTTATACAAGCCGCATTAAGATAACTCCAGAATACGGGACATTGTTCTTCATATTTACACTCTTCACATTTAAGAAATGCCATTCTGTTCTCCTCTAAAATTGTCTTTTAATTCTTGTGCAGCATCTTGCGCCATATTATCACATAAATTATTCCAGCAATTAGTGCCATGACCTTTAACCTTACAAAAATGATACCAAAAATTATCAAAATAAGGAATAATTTCTATCCATAAATCTTGATTTGCTACATCTTCACCTTTAGAATTAAGCCAACCATTTCTTTGCCAAGTTGTATACCATTCTTGAGTATAACAATTAATAGCGTAAGCAGAGTCGCTATAAATTATAACTTCTTCATTTGGCTGCCGGTTTTTCTGCGCGAACTCTAAGGCGTTGCGTATCGCTAACAATTCCATACGCTGATTTGTGGTCCCATATTCGCTTCCGGCAGCGGAATAAATACGTTCTCCGCCACGAAGTGCAATAAAGCTCCAACCACCAAATGTCATTGTAGTCCCCATTTTCTTACAGGAACCATCGGTATAAATCTCAAGTTTTATCATGCTTGCTTGGCTTCGTTTTTCCTGTACCATTTAATTTCCTCCTTTTTACTTAATTTAATTATACATTAAATTAAGAAAAAAGTCAATTATTTGGTAGGTGGGTTTTCTGGTAAGTTCATAATCTATTCAAAATAAACTTTTCCTTGCCCGTTGCCTTTTAATCCTTCGTGATAAACTTCATAAATGTCTTTAACTTCCTTCTTCTCCGCGGCGGAAGCCCACCCTCTTTCATCAACTAGAATTTTCTTCCAATTATATAAAGTATCAAAAAGTTCCATTTTTGTTCCTTCACCTATAATTGCAAGTTTTCCATCAATATGTGCCATATGGCTTTGAAGATTATCAACCTTAGTTTGTAAATCAGTAACCTAACCGCCAATTTTTTCAACTGATGTTATTACTCCCTATATTGTCTTATTATTTTCTTCTGCCTTGTCTAAAAAGCGATCCATACGTACTTCACGGACTCTACGAGCATCATAGTTGGTTTTAAAACGTAGGAAGAAATCAGAAATTTTGCCCATTATATTCTCACCCCCTGTGGAAGAATTTGATAAGATTATTAAATAAATTATTGTGGTAATTCAATATTACCCATTGCAGTATTAATATTTTTCATTATATCTCTTAATCCTGCAAGAAATAAT